GTACCAACTGCATTCTGTAAGAATCAAAACAAACTAGATGCTAAGTATTCAGAATATACAGAAGATGGATATGAAGGCCAGATGGTTAGAAACGATGCTCCATACGAAAACAAAAGATCTAAGAATCTTCTTAAAAGAAAAGAATTTATCACTGAAGAATTCAACGTGGTAGAAGTAATGGAAGGTCAAGGTAACTGGGCAGGATATGCTAAACACTTTAGATTAGAACTAGGTGATGGAAGAGAATTCAAGAGTGGAGTAAGAGGTAACTTTGAAACATTAAAAGAACTACTCGAGCAAGAAGAAAAGCCTTCCTGGGTTACATGTAGATACTTTGAAAAAACACCAGACGGTATACCCCGCTTTCCGGTTGTAATTGATTGGGGAACAGGCGAGAGAACAGACTAATGATTATAGTAGATTATTCCCAAATTGCACTAAGCAATATAATAGTACAGAAGATAGATGACAAAGATATAATTAGGCATATGATCCTAAATTCTTTGCGTATGTATAATAAAAAATATAGAGCAGAGTATGGACAAATGGTTCTAGCTTGTGATGGATTTAATACCTGGAGAAAAGATTTCTTTCCAGAGTATAAAGCAGCACGTAAAAAGAATAGATCAGCTAGTGATTTAGACTGGACTTCTATATTCGAATCTTTGAATGAAGTAAGAGAAGAGATTAAAGCTAATCTACCATGGAAAGTTATTCATATGGATGGATGCGAAGCAGATGATATCATTGGTACATTAACCTATCAAACCCAAGAGTTTGGTCAACATGAACCAGTAATGATTATAAGCTCTGATAAAGACTTTATTCAATTACATAAATTTAACAACGTAAAACAATTTAGCCCAATACAAAAGAAAGCTGTTACAAATCCACACCCTATAACATATAAGTGGAATCATATCATGCGCGGCGACGCAGGCGATGGCATACCTAACATATTATCTCCAGATGATACCTTTATAACCGAACAACATCAAACACAATTAAGACAAACTAGAGTCGATGAATGGATAAATAACTTAGACAACTTAAGAGAATCAATGGGTGATGATATTTACAGAAACTTCCAAAGAAATCAAACATTAATAGACTTTGAATATATCCCAGAAGCCATCCAAAAAAATATCATAAATACATATAACGAGACAAAACCTGCACCAAGAATGAAGGTATTGACTTACTTAATAAACAAACGATGCAATCAATTGATTGAATGCGTAGAGGAATTTTACAATGGCTAAATTATTAATCCCTGAAGTACTAGAATTAGTATCAAAGGCAAAAACCAGAAAAGAAAAAGTTGCGGTATTACAAAAACATAATCACCCAGCTTTAAAAGATATTATTAGAGTCGCTTGCGATGATGACGTAGTATCTTTATTACCAGAAGGTACACCACCTTATAAAAAAGACGATGCTCCAATAGGATATAGCTCTTCAACTTTATATAAAACCCACAAACAATTTAAATACTTCTTTAAAGGACCAATTGGAAATCAAGTAAATCCAGTCCGTAGAGAAGGAATATTCATTGGAGTATTAGAAATGATGCATCCAAGTGAATCAGATCTATTATGTCTAGCAAAAGATAAAAAGCTAGATTTAGATCCTGAATTTTATAATTCGGTTTTTCCAGGGTTAATTGTTAAGGTTCATAAACCTAAAGCAGTTAAAAAAGCAACAACAAAAACTAAAAAGGAGAAAAAGCCTATGAAGTAAACTCTTAATTATGTAATTTTAACCGACAACAAAGGGAGATGATATGATTACATCCGAGCGACTTAAGAAAGATCAAAGAGAAGCGTTTCGCTATAAAAGGCGATTAAGGGAGAAAGGGAAAGATGGCAAAGCTTTTAGAATGGGAAAAAAAGCAATAAATCTAACTCATCACATTCGAGAATTACAAACAATAGGAGGATAGATTATTAGGGGAAGCCCTGGTAATACTAGGGCTAACCCACAATTATGATGACCACAAGCACAGAATTACACATGTACCAAAGAGAAGAAAGAATGGCAAAAGTCTTTCAAGCTTACGAAGGTTTCTACGTAGAATTTTATAAAAATAACGTTATGGTAGAAAGAAGAGAAATGTATACTCATAACGAAGAATACGCAGAAAACGCTGCAGAAAATTACGTCGACGGAGTAATGCAACTAAATGGCTAAAGAAAAATTCGATCCAAAAGAGATCGCGAATTCCAAAAGAATATTTAAATCAGCAACACCAAAATATACACTTGATTGGTATGTTAAATGGGTTGCTAGTTTTTTTGTCTTATGTGGAATGTCGATTCGAGGTGTAGATGGTTACGCATTTTATGATGTAACATTTTCTCTTATCGGCGTTAGTTTATGGTCAATAGTTAGTATCATATGGAACGACAGAGCTCTAATACTTTTAAATGGCATTGGAGTAGCTTTACTACTTAGAACAATAATTGAAATGATTTAGGGGTTTACAAACCTTTAAAACTATGGTATAATATACATTATGAACATCTTTATATTAAATAAAAATCCGGTAATAGCAGCACAAGAACAATGCGATAAGCATGTTGTTAAAATGATCTTAGAATCTGCGCAAATGCTATCTACTTGCCATCGTATGCTCGATGGTTCCGAAACAAGAAAACCTTCCAAGTCTGGAAAAACAATGTCCAAATACTGGGTACTTCCCGATGACAATAAAGAATCTGTTATGTATAAAGCAGTTCATATGAATCATCCATGTACTGTTTGGACTCGTGAATCCCACGAAAACTACAACTGGCATTACGAACACTTTGTCGCTTTATGCGAAGAATATACCTACAGGTATGGCAGAGTACATGCAACAGATGCTAAACTTAGAATAATGTTAAAAGAATTACCAACTAATATACCAATGATAGATCAAACACAATTTAAATTGGCTATGGAACACGAGCCTCAGTGCAAACTTCCATGTCCAATAGAATCCTATCAAAGATATTATGAAACCAAACAAGTTAATTTTAAAATGGCTTGGACAAAAAGAAATAAACCGGAGTGGTTCAATGCCTACGTATGATTTTAAAAACCTAGAAACAGGTGAAATAGAAATCGATAGAATAATGACTATTGCCCAGATGGAGGAATACGTTAAAGATCCTAACATTACGCAACTTATATCTACATCTAAGAATAGTATAATTAGTAACACAGATGGTGCAGTATTAAAAACTGCAGGCGATGGTTGGAAAGAAGTTCAAGATAGAATTAGATCTGGATTACCTCCGGCAGATAGAGGATTAATTAATACTAAATGATCGATCGAGGTAATGATAAACAGTGGCAAGATAACTCAGATGGATGGGTTACTGCTATGACTAAGTCAAAAGAAAAGAAAGAAGCTAAACTTCTAGAAGCTTGCGACCATGATGATTTTGAATGGTGTGAAATATGCCAATATGATAACCAAGGTGCGGAATACATTACAAATTTTAAAAATATAGATGAGTCAAATAGATAAATTAGAATATGCAAAAGTGCATAACGAAGAAGGACATTTCCAAGAATATTGTCACGGAACATATGAAGAAATAGAATTCTATTGTGAACAAAAAGGATGGTATGTCGATAAATATTTCGATCATGTTAATCCTTCTACAGTTCAAAAAGGATTTAGATACATTGGAGCTGGTGTTGATCCAGTAGAATTACAAAGAGGATTTAATTATGAAAAGGCTGAGCCAATTATTGATGATTCCTGGTAGAATTTTAAATCGATTCTTTGAATGGAGTTTTCAACGAAATGCAAATAAACAATTCCGTAAGCACGATGTTACTTACCGGGATGGAGATAACACATGATAGAATTTGATCCAATAGAAATAAATACAGATTTAGAACAACATACTAAAAAATCTGGTAGGTATTATACTGACCCAGATGGTAATAGATACTATTCTGTTACAACCGTACTTTCTATATTAAATAAAGCAGCTATAATGGCATGGCGCAAGCGCGTAGGCGAGGTCGAAGCCAATCGAATAAGTAGTACAGCTGCTACACGTGGAACGAAAGTTCACGATATGATAGAAAAATATATAATAGGAGAAGATTATGCTAAAGACAATTTAATAGCATTATCTAACTTTAAAGATATACAACCTATTATAGATAAAAACTTAACAAAAATCCATGCAGTTGAAGCAAGGTTATTCTCTAAGCATTTAGGATTAGCTGGAACAGTAGATTGCGTAGGTATTTGGGATGGCAAACTTAGTATTATTGATTGGAAAACATCCAAGAAATTTAAGAAGAAAGAATGGTGTGAAAACTATTTTATGCAAGCTTCCGCATATGCAATTATGTGGGAAGAAAGAACTGGCATGCCTATTACTAATTTAGTAGTAGCAATTGCTGGTGATGAAGGAAACCAGATCTTTATAGAACATAGAGATGATTGGGATAAAAAATTAATTGAAACTATAAAAGAATATAATAGGAGAAAACAATGATAGGCGTTAATGAAATCTTTCCTACGTTCCATATGAATGGGGTTGAAGGGGAAGAATTAGTAATAAGGAATAGCAGTGACTATTCAGGATGGAGAGTATTTTACTTTTATCCAAAAGACTTTACCCTTATTTGTCCGACAGAGATCTGTGGAATGGATAAATTATTAGGTGAAGCAACCGTAGTAGGATTCAGTGGAGATAACGAGTTTTGTAAAAAAGCTTGGAAAGAATCTTTACCAGATACCCTTGGCGGAATCAGACATACACTATTAGCAGATTGCGGATTAAAACTATCCCATGAACTAGGTATAGTGGACTTTGCAAATTTAGTATCTTTGAGAGCAACATACATTGTTGATCCAGAGGATAAAATTCAGCATGTATCAGTCAATGCACTAGATACAGGCAGAAGCGCAGATGAGGTTTTAAGAACTGTACAAGGACTTAAAGCTGGTGGTTTAACAGGTTGCTCGTGGAATCCCGGCGACCCTTACGTGGTATAAAAAATGGCAAGTAATTATAAAGGAAGAATAATAACAGTATTAAGAGATAGCGCTAGAGCTAATATCGACAGACACATTATGAATGTTGATATACTACTAGGATCTCACGCGGGTGTGGCAGAACACCCAGACTTAATGGAAACCATTGAGAAAGAATTATTAGAAGCTGCAAAATACAACGACATCCTAAATATGGTCAATACACATCTAGGCAAATAAAAGTCATAAATAGATGTTTACAAACTGCACAAAGTGTGGTATAATACATCTATTATGGACAACTTTAGAACATTTATAACAGAAGCGGGAAACAAAGGTTTAACTATCTTTGATATCGACGACACTATGTTCAAGACAAAAGCCAGAGTAAAGATAAAATCTACTGGTAAATATCTAACTCCACAACAATTTAATACCTATAAATTAGGTAAAGGCGAAGAGTTAGACTTTGGTGAATTTAAGTCAGCAAAGTTGTTCCAACAGACTGCGGTACCAATCGGAAGAATGATATCGAAGTTTAAAGTGATTCTGAAAAATGCTGTTAAGTCAGGATCCAAAGTAATAATAGTAACTGCTCGAGCAGATATGGACGATAAGAAATTATTCCTTGATACATTTAGATCTCATGGACTTGATATCGATAATGCCCATATTATTAGAGCA